CTTCCGCTCGGCGGCAGCGCGCAACTCGTTGCCCAGCTCCTCGAAAACAACGCCCCGTATGTGGCGCCGGCAGGAGCCCCACCCTACACCTTCTCTCCCTCGGCGACCTCGGACGATCCGAACGTCTCGATCGTGCCGGCCACGGCGGACATCACCGGCGGCCTGGTTCCCCTGGCCCAGCAGTTCTTGGTCACCGATTCGACGAGCGATACCGTCGGCGTTCCCGATGACATCACCGTGACCGCCACGGCGCCGGACGGGAGTACGGTCACGGAGACGGTCGCATTCTCGATCGGCCCGGCGAGCCCTGTGAACACGTTCGGCCTGTCGCTGGCGTTCTATCCCGCGCCCGGGGCAGCTGCCGCGGCCAAAAGGAAGTAAGGCGGCCGTAAACTGAGCACCAGGAGGAGACCGGGGAGATGGCCACCAGCATCGTCAAGACGATCGCCGACGCGTTCTCTCCGGTTTTCCGCCCCACTGGCAATCTCATCGAGGGCGTCGAGCCTGGCTCCTGGGCCGGCCCTCAGAACCCCATCCGGCCCACGCTGCAGCTTGGCGTCGGGATCCGGCAGTGGGACTTCACTCCTGGCATCAACCTGCAGTTCACGCCCCGCGGCGACGTCGCGATTAAGTTCCCCCAGCTCTGGAACGTCTCGAATTCCTTCGACCTTTGTCGGCTGATGATTGAGACCCGGAAGGACCAGGTGGTCAACCGCCCGTGGGTGATCCGCGTCAAGGCCCAGCCTGGGGAAACGAAGAAGAGCGCGGCCGATCGGCAGCTGAAGAATTCGAACGTCGCCAAGGTTACGAACCTGCTCAAGTTCCCCGACGGCGTGCACGGCTTCGATCTCTGGATCCGGATGTGGCTCGAACAGCTTCTGGTCTTTGATGCGCCCTGTATCTATCCCATCAAATCCATCGGCGGCGATCTGCTCTCGCTTCGCCTGGTATCCGGGGCTACCATCACACCCTTGCTCGATCAGCACGGGTTCATTCCGCAGCCCCCGTCGCCGGCCTACCAGCAGATCATTCTCGGGATCCCCACGGCCAACATCGCCGCCTCGGCCGCCGAGAAAAAGTACACCGTCGACCAACTCATCTATTCGCCGCGGAATCCCCGGGTTGACTCACGCTGGGGCTTTGGGCCCGTCGAACAGATCATCACGACGCTCTCGATCGGCGCTAACCGCCAGCAGTTCCTGCGCGACTTCTACGTCTCGGGCAACGTGCCTGAGGGTCTGCTGCCGATGCCGGACGGCTGGACGTCTCAGCAGATCAAGGACTTTCAGAAATGGTTTGATTCGATGCTGGCTGGCAATCTGAAAATGCGCCGGCGGATGATCATGATCCCCGACGCGAAACACGAGCCCCTGCTCACCAAGCAAGAGGCCCTGGTGGACGTCACCGACGACTACCTGACCCGGGTGGTTGCCTACGCTTTTTCGATCTCGCCCCAGAATCTGATCAAACAGGTAAACCGCGGCACGGCGAAGGAATCCTCTGATGTCGCGCAGATTGAGGGGCTTGAGCCCTATTTGAAGCACATCGAGAACGTCATGAACGGCCAGGTGATCGAGCGGCAGATGAAGATCGATGACGTTGAGTTCGCCTTCCAGGATGAGCGGGAGATGGACCCCGTGAAGCAGGCGACGGTCGACGCGCTCTATGTAAAGAACATGATCTACAGCATCAACGAAACCCGCGAGGCGCGCGGCGACGATCCGCGGCCCGAGCCCCAGGCGAATGAGCTCGGCAGCATGACGGCCACGGGTTGGATGTCGATCGGCGAAAAGCCGGCCGCGAAGCCAGGCGCTGGCCCCGACGACGAAGACGAGGACGAGGACGAGCCCCCCATTGCCGGGCGGGCGGCGCCGGTAAAGGTTCGCAAGATCGCAACCTTGAAGGCGCGGGCCGGGGATCTGACCCCGCGCAGTCGGCAGACCAGAAACGACTTTGCGCGCCAGTTGAAGAAGTTCCTGGCCGATCAGAAGATGCGGGTCTCGAAGAAGGCCGCGCAGGAGTTCGCGGCCTACCTAAAGGTTTCACGTGGAACACTTTTCAAGGACAGGGACTCGACCGACGAGCGTGATCGGCGCCTCGCCGAACTCATCGCCCTGCTCGGTTGGGACTACGAGACGCTTTACGGGATCTCGGCGCCCTATCTTGAAATCGCGGCCGAGGAGGGTGTGCACGCCGGAGCCTACCAGGCGGCGGCGAACCTGGGCGCGTCGCTCCAGGGCACCCTGGCCGAAGCGCTTCCGGCGGCCAAACAAGCCGCGGACGAGCGCGCTGCGGAGATGGTGGGCTTCGACCTCGAGGAGGACGGCTCGCTTACCGAGGCCACGGCGCCGGCTTGGGCGATCTCGACCACGGCCAAGGAAAGCGTTCTGGCCACTTTGAAACAGGCCATCGAGGAGGGCTGGACGCCCCAGCAGCTCGAGGCTGTTCTTCAGGTCAGCGTGGTTTGGACCCCGGAGCACGGGGAATTGATCGCCGACAATGAGATCGCCAGGCAGCAGGTTTCTGGCCACCTGCGCTCGTGGATGTCTTCGGGCAAGATTCTCGAATATCAGTGGACCGTCATGGACCTGGGTTGCTGTGCGCTTTGCGCCAGCTTCTCGGCGCTCGGCCCGGTCCCGGCTGGCTATCAGTTCGCGCCGTTCATTTACGCGCCGGGGGCTCATCCGAATTGCCGGTGCTGGCTTACGGTCACTAAAATCGCCGGAGAGGAATGATGGTTGCTCCCAAAGCCCCGCACGTCGTAGAAACCTGTTTGATCAGAGATATCGAGAGCACACTCGGGGCACTCACCGAGGATTATGATCTGGTGGCCATGAGCTCGCACCAGGTCGGCAGCGGGTTCGGCGCGCGCATCGAGGCGGTCCTGGTTTTCAGGCTGCGCGAGCCGGCCGAGGAGTCGAACGGAAACGGCAACCACCGGCGCCGGCCGATGCCGCCGGTACCTCTAAAAAACAGGGCTTGACATGACGGACGCAACGCTGGGCGAGCGCGAACCGGAAGAAAAGAAACAGCATCAACGCTCGCTCACTTTCAACGAGGACGGCTCGATCGACCCGGCGCAGCTTGAGGGCATGCCGCAGGACTTGATAGATCGCGTCACGGATCCCGAGTTCCAGGCGCGCGCGCGGCTGGCCATCGCTGCGGAAAAGCAGCGGGCGTCGTTTTACCGGGGCGCGCGGCAGATTCGAGACCAGGCGCAGCTTGCGGCGATCGCTCGCCGGCCTCGGGGCGTGAGTGGCCGGCAACGGAAGCGCCTGCGCAGGGTGGCCCGGCAGGTGATGTAGCGTGCTAGGATTCACTTTGAAGCAGGAGGGCATCCCCAATGCAGGAAGTGAACTTCAGAACCGTTGATCCGGCGCAGGCCGGTGACCGTGTTTCGTCCATCCAGTCGGCGGTCTATCTCGACGAAGTGAATCATCATGCCGTCGCGCTCTACACCGAGGCTGGCGCGATCGCGCCTGGCGGAAAGGCCTACCTCAAGGCCGGCAAGGCGGCTGCGATGACTCTTGGCCAGCCGGCGCCGGGCCCCCAGATCGAGAACGGGAGCGACGGCGCGACCATGAAGATCATTGCCATCGATGCCTTCAGGTACACCGTGAAAACGGGCGTCAAGGGCATCAATGGGGAGGTCGATCTGGTCACCTTCGGCGGCAAAATCGGCGAATCGATCACGTTCGATGCCTTCGACGGCCTCTGGTATGTGAGCGCGTCGACCGGCGTTGCCTTGTCGGTTGCGCCGGTTGAAGCCAAGCCGGCTGCGCAGTCGGCGCCTGTTCCCGGCAAAAAGCAGGCTCCCTTCGGCGGTTTCGCCGCCCGATAGCGGGAGGGTTACGGCGCGCCCCGTGCTACGATTCAAGGCGAGGGTAACGCTTCATGACGAACCTGCAGAGGCTACTCCAGAATCCCAGCCCGCCCGATCAAACGCTGCAGATGCTTGTGACCGCGGTCCTCGAGGATGAGCAAACGCTGGCAGCTGTTGCCCCGGCGACGCCATCGCCCAAGTCGGTATCGGCCAGCTACACCGCGCTCCCGACCGACAGCGTGATTTTTTATTCGGGCGTCATGGACGGCTCCCAGGGCATCACCCTGCCCACCGTAGGCGTGGCGGCGGGAAAGACGATCACGGTCAAGGTCACCTCGACCGACACCGGTGCGTCGGCGCTCAATGTCACCACGGGCAACGCGGCCGAGTACGCCGGCAATCCCCAGCTATTCACGATCCCCGGCGGCGCAGCGGTGGGCGGCATTGCCACGCTTGCCTGGGACGGCGTGCACTGGTGGCTCACGGAGTACTCGCAATGAAGCTCCAGAAGTTCATCCCGTTGACCAAGATGGAAGAGCAGGGCGACGGCTCGCTCAACGTTTTTGGAGTGGTCACGGCCGAGCAGCCGGATCTCGACAATGAAGTCTGCGACTACGCCGGCACGAAGCCCTTTTACCAGGCCAAAGTGGCCAGCATGTTCAAGCTGACCTCATCGGTCGAGGGCATGGAGCCATCGATCATGCCGATGCGGGAAATGCACCAGCTGATCGCGATCGGTGCGGGTCGCACCATCGAGTTCGACGATGCCAACAAGACCATCAAAATGGGGTTCAACGTCGTCGAGCCGGTCGCCATTCAGAAGTTTAAAAAGGGGGTACTTATCGGGTTCTCACAGGGCGGCGCCTACGTGGGCGACCCGTTGCCCGATCCGGTGCACAAGGGCTGCAAGCGATATATCGCAGATCCCGCGGAGGTCTCCGCGGTCGACTCTCCCTGCCTGCCCTCGGCGCTGGTCGAAACCATGAAGGGGCGAATGGTGGAGCTCAGCAAGGCGAACGGCACGACTGAAGCCGTGCCCCTGCTGATCCCGACCCTCAGCGATCTGCGTTATGAGAAGCTCGAACGCCAGCTCGCCGGCATCTTTGCGCTCGTGAAAGAGAAAAAGACCAAGCGCGTCGACGACGTTGACCTCACCGCGGATTGTTTCGCGCACGTCGGGGATCCGGAGGACACGTCGACCTGGAAGCTCCCGATCAAGTTCCCCGGCGACGAGGAGAAGACCAAGTCGCACATCCGCAACGCCCTGGCGCGGTTCGAGCAGACCGAGGGCATGAGCGCGGACGAAAAGGCCAAGGCGAAGAAGAAGATAGTGGCGGCGGCCAAGGAGCACGGCATCGAGGTTTCCGACGCCGACAAGGCGGCCATCACACGAGCCTGTGCTAAGATCGCTTTGAAAAAGGGGATGTACGAGGTCGGGTGGCTCGGCGACCTCGTCGAGAGCCTGAATTGGCTCTGCCTCTCCACTGAATTCGAGCGTGACCTCGAAGATGACGGCAGCAAAGTTCCGGAGGGGTTGCGCGAGGCGTGGCTCGAGCTCCTGGCCCAATTTAAGGTCATGGCGATCGAGGAAGCAGACGAACTGGCCGCGGCGGGCGGCAAAGGAGCGAAGGGCATGAAAATCACCGATCAGGCCGGTCTCACGAAGGCAGCGAAGTCGATCCATGAGCATCTCGAAAAGCACATGGAAATGCACAAAGCCCACCATGAAAAGCTCGAGGGCACACTGTCGAAAGATCACGCCCTCGTTAAGAGCTCGCAGGCAATGATGGATCACTGCGAAAAGTGCATGAAGGCCGCCAAGGACGCGGGCGCTGGTGAGGATGGCGAGAGCGAGCAGGAGAAGGCCGCGCGGGTCGCCGCCGAGAAGGCCGCCGCCGATGCCGCGGATCCGGTGGCAAAGGCCGTTGCTGCAGCCCTGGCGCCTCTGACCGCGGAGATCGAAGAGCTCAAAAAGAAGATCGCGACAACTCCGGCCCCGGCGGCGATCCCGCACTCCGGAGCGGGCGAAGTGGGCAAGGGGCTCACAATCGACCAGCAGTTCGGCGAGCTCATCGGAGCGAAGTAAAAGTTTTTGCAGTGCGCGCTCTCCCAGCGCGATCGACAAACTCAGGCCGCCGGTAGAGGAGAACACCCATGCACCCTTCGGCGGTGTCAGACGGTCACAATGGCATTTCGCAGGCGCAGTTCGCTCAACTGATCTCCAAAACCGACATGCGCAAAATCGAGCGCCTGGTGGAACAGAACGGCGCGGACGCCTGGCGGCAGTTCGTGAAGATGCACGGCAAGTCGCTTGTAAAGGACGCCTCGAGCACCGGCATCACCACGGGCCTGGGCTTGAACTTCATCGATCTCCGGGCGCCGGCTTACATGTTGGACCCGATCTTCGCCCACATCCGCAACACCACGCCGCGCTGGGACAAGGTGAACGCCGGTTACGGCGTCCAGCCGCAATGGAAGGCGGTAACCGCGATCGATGCCGGAAATCAGTTCCCCGGCGTCTCTGAGGGCAACACGAACTCGAATGGTCAGTTCACCGAGGTCGATTTCAGCTCGCCTTACGTGACCCTGGGCACGGACGACTTTGTGACCTACGAGTCGATCTCGGCGTCCGAGGGCTACGAGGACGCGCTGGGCGACGGTAAGATGTGGCAGCTGCTCCGGTTCATCCGGCAGCAGGAGCGCAGCTACATTGGCGGCGCTGGCACCACGGCCTCGAGGGGCGCGCTGCAGATCACGACGACGAACACGCCCACCGGTGTTCTTTCCTTACTCAACAATGCCAGCTACGTCACTGGCGTTCTGCCGGTGGGCTCCTACGCCGCCGCCTACGCCGTGGCGCTCAATTATCGCGCGGCGACCAATCCGAACAACACCGTCGCGCTGGGCATCACGACCCAATATTTACGCACCAACGCCGACGGCTCCTCAGACAAGATCAACGGCGGCACCGCCATCGTGTCGGCACCTTCGAATGTGGTTGGACCTACGGTCAACGCAACCAAGACCGTGACGTTCTACTGCACCCCGCAAGCTGGCGCATGGGGCTATGCGTGGTTTGTGGAAATCAACGCGACGACGACCTTTTCCCCGGCCGCAGCGAGCGCCAAGCTCACGGCGATCACGGTGGGCAACTCCTGGGTCAACATCTACGGGCAGACCCAGGGCACACAGACAGCGGCCTATGCCGGCTCGGGCGGCTACGCGGGCTTTGCGACCGACCTGTCGACGAATGCGCTCGACATGGACGGCATGCTCACCATCGCCTCGAACACGGCCTATATGACCGGGCTCCCCGTGCCCACGTTCAATCTGAATAGCTTCGGTACGGCGGTTGGCTCGAACGGCTGGAACAACCACGGCGCCGGGCTCACGAACGGCGGCCTGGTGGGATCGATCACGGAGATCGATTCGATTCTCTACCAGATCCAGCAGGCGGCTCTGACCGGCCCGACGAAGATCTATCTCTCGACGGACCAGGTGCCTGCCTTCCGGTCGGCGTTCATGGTCGGCTCCTCGAGCTCGACCGCGCTCAACTACTTTTTCCCGAACGGCGGCCCGAACGGCGACGGATCCGGGATCGCGGTCAACGGCCGGGTGGCGCAGTACCACAACATCTTCGGACTGCCTGGCGGCGAGTTCGTGGACGTGCTTCAGCATCCGTACCTGCCTGCTGGCACGATCCTCTTCGATGTCGACAAGCTCCAGGAGACCTACGCGAACTCCCGGCTGGGCGAAACGCGCGGCGTCTTTGTGCGGCGCGACACCTATGGCATCGAGTTCGCGCAGACAAGCCGCAAGTACCCCTTCGGCGTGTTCTCCGAGGAAGTGCTTGCAATCAAGACGCCCAACCTGATCGCCTTCATCACGGGTCTGGGCAAGTTCGGCGCCACCAACGTGTTTTAACGAGCGGAGGAGCGTTGCCACCGGCGCGGCGCAAATCCAGGCCAGGGGGTTGGGAGACCTCCTGGCCACCCCTTTTCAGGTGAGCGATGGGCGCTAACGTAATCGACCTCACGACCGTCGCGGCAGTGAACGCCATTCTGGCTCAGGATCCGGCCGCCGACGCGGCGCTCATTCAGTCTGAAATCACCGCCTATTCTCAGAACATCCTCACCAGGACCGGCCGCGGCTTCCTTTCCGGGGTGCGCTCCTATGTCGAGCGCTACAACGGCAACGGGTCGAATGAGCTACCGATCCGCAACTATCCCATCCTGGCCGTCGCGTCGCTCTCGGTGAACGGGATCGCCATCCCGGCGAGCCCCGATTACCTGCAGTCCGGCTACGTGATCGACACTGAGGGCTCGATCTGTAATATTGCCCTGATCTCGAATGGTTCTGGCTGGAGCGACTATCCAGATGAGCGGTGGGGCGTGCGGCCTGGTGGCTGGGGATCCTACGGCAACGCGCCGCCCCTGGGCTATTCGGCCCTACGTTTCGTTCAGGGCATCCAGAACGTGGCGGTGGCCTACACCGCCGGCTACACGATCGCCGTGCCTGCTGAGGCCGGAACCGTGCCAGCGGGCCCTGGGCCTTACGCTGTGGCCGCCGCGAACGGGGCGACGTTCTATAGCGACCAGGGAGTACTCCTAGCAAACGGAACCCCACTCGTCTCCAGCGGGGCGTCGGCGCCCGCTGCAGGGCAGTACCAGCCGCCGCAGCGCGGGGTGTTGCCCGCCGGGGTCTACACGTTCAACGCCGCACAGGCGGGCGCTTCTGTGCTTCTGGCGTATACCTACGGTGCGCCCCCCTTCGATCTCCAGGAGGCCGCGGCCCGGCTGGTGGCCCAGATGTACCGCAAAAGGACCTGGATCGGTCAAAGCTCCCAGGTGCAGCCTGGCATCGGGACGACGGCTTATTCGCAACTCGAGGTCGAGATCGGGACCGCCATGACCATCGAGCGCTACCGGATGAGGTTCCCGGCTTGATTCTCCGCTACACCATCAACAGCGACGAGGTCGCCGAGGCGCTCGCGGCCAGGGGCGACCGTTTGATCGAGGTGATCGCCGAGGCCATGGGCCTGGCCGGCGAATCGCTCTACGAAGCGATCATGTACAACATGACCGGGGGCATCATCCAGGCGCGCACCGGCCTGCTCTCCTCTTCCGTTGTGCTCTCGCCGGTGGTCAGCGATGGCCCGGTGGCCTCGGTCTGGTGCGAGATCCCCGACGACGGATCCTTCGAGCACCTGGTGGGCATGGTCCTCGAGTTCGGCGGCACCCACCGCTACGAGATCGTGCCCCTGATGGACCGCTTCGCCGAGTTCCTGGGCCCGTCGCGGGAATTCGGGAAGGAATCGATGTTCTCGGCCGAGGAGTCGATCGCGCTGGCCGAGGGGCGTTTGCCGCGGACGCTGGCTTGGATTGGCGAGGGCGGCGGCATGGTTTTCGCGAAGCGCGTTGACCACCCACCGTCTCGGGAATTCCGCTATATGCGCACATCGCTCGATCAGGTGCGGGAGACGGTGCGGTTCCAGATTTCCGATGCTCTGGCGGGAGTGCTGGCAGAGTAGAATGGCTCCGAGGCGTTCATGCGACACAGCGCGTACGACATCGCCGTCCCGGTCGGGCAGGATAACCAGTACCGTTTCAGCATGGACCCGACCAAGGTGATCGCCGCGCTTCAAGAGGTCATCGATGGCATCAAATCGGGCCGGCTATTACCGCAGCGCGCCTCCTTTGAAACCGAGGCCCGCCGCGACGATTACGTCATGAGCTATGTGCACATGGTTTTCCACGAGAAACAGCTATGATGACCGCCACCGAGACGATCTTCCAAAATCTGTATAGTTTGCTCTCGCAGACCCAGCTACTGGTGGCCGGTGCACCCTCGGGCGGCCCGGTGTTTCAGAACCCGACGGCTACCGGCCGGCGCATGCCCCAGCGCGACGCCATCACGCCGGCCATCCTGCCTGGGCTCTGGATTGTGGAAGGCGACCAGGATGTGATCGAGAACGCGCTCCCGCTTCCGAAATATGAGCTCCACTGCTGGGCGGCCGTGCTTTGCGAAATCACCGGCGGCGAGACCGCGATCGCGTCGACCCAGGTAAACGGCTTGCGCGACGCTGTGCTCTACCAGATGCAGCAGCAGACCCTGAAGGCCGACGGCACGACGGTGATCCCGCTCCTGGGCGGCGAGAAACAGACGCTCGGCGGCGTTGTGTATCATGCAAGAGTGAAGGGCCGGATCCTCTTAAACGAGGGCCTGCAGAACAACCGGAGCGGCCTGATCTTTCCGGTCTCAATTTTGAGCGGGCAGTAATTTCAGCGGGGTGGAAATGCTCATACCGGCGGCGATGTTTATCGAGACAGCCCTCGACCAGGTGAAAACCCTCGCCGACGGGGATCGCGCCGACCAGCTGAAAGAACTTCACACGGCTATTGGCGCGCAGGCAACGGAAGAGGTCTCGGCGGGCTATCTGTTAGGCCTTCAGACCGCCCGGGTCGTGCTCTCCGGGATGCCGGCGGCGATTCAGAACAAGGTGTCGATTTAGGCACGAAGTAGAATGGACACAACCGCGCCTCCCAGCGCCACATTTAGCCGGCCAAGGAGTTAGATCATGCAGCTTCCTGGTTTGATGTTTGGCACCGGCGTCGCTCTCGCAGCCCCGCAGCCCAGTTCCGGCAATCCGGCCCCGAATCCGACGCCGGTGGCGCTCGGCGTCCTTCAGAACATCAAGCTCACCCTGGGCGCCGACATCAAGTCGCTCTACGGCATCGATCAGTGGGCCGTCGACACCGCCATCGGGAAGCGCTCGATCAAGGGCTCGTTTGAGTTCGCGCAGATCTCGAACCTGCTGATGAGCCAGCTCTTCTTTGGCGACGCCGCCGCCGCCGGAACGGTCGACACGACGACCTACCCTGGTGAGTCGCACACGCTGCCTGCCAGCCCCACGGCGCAGACCGTCACGGTGACCAACGAGGCTCTGACGCCCCTGGTCGACTACGGGGTGACCGTGGCAGCGACCGGTGTCGCCTTGACGGCCGTTACGGGCACGCCCGGCGCGGGCCAGTACAAGGTGAATCTCGCGACCGGCGTCTACACCTTCGATCCGGCCTTCAGCCTGGCTGGCGACGCGGTTCTGATCAACTACAGCTGGACGCCGGCGAGCGGTGGCTCGACGCTGACCGCGCAGACCCACCCCATGGGCTGGGGTCCGCTCATCGCGCTCAATCTCGTGTTCCCGTATGAAGGCGGCGGCCTGGGCTTTTATCTCCCCAATGTGCGCCTGGGCAAGATCGACATCGCCACCAAGCTCGAGGACTACACGATGTACACGACCGACTACGAGGGCTTCGCGGGGCCGAACGGCGTTCCGTTCATCAGCTACCAGGCCTTCTAAGTTAAACCAAAGAGAGCCCCGTCGCGCACCGTCGAGAGATGGAGCGAGGCGGGGCGAAGCCATTTGAAAGCCCGCACCCCGTTTTTTGAATTGAAAGGAGACCCGATGCAGAAGCCGGTTCTCATCGAAGGTCAGGAAGTCATTCTCGCCACCATCACGGTCGGCGATCTCGAAACCATCGATCTTACGGGCAAGTCGGGCCGGAAGTTCAACATCGCCATGATTGCCGCATCGATCCTTGCGGCCGGCGACGCGGAGCGCGGCACCGAGGCCTGGGTTCGCTCCGTGCATGCCTTCGACCCCGAGGGCGGCGAGGCTCCGTTTCAACTCCTGCTCAATGCGGCCAACGAGGTGAACGGGTTCAAGCGGATGTCGGAAAAAAACGCACCGGCGCCGGCGGCACCGGCAGCCGAGTAGACCTCGAGTACATCTTTGGGTCGCTGGCGCGTTGGCACGGGATCCCGCCGGACCGCGCGCGCTTGCTCCTGCTCACCGATTTCTGGATGCTTGACGCCTTCATGGCCGAGCACCCGCCAGCCGACATTCTGGTCGGTGCCTACCTCCACTACAAGGCTCCTGGCCGCGACGGCAAGCGGGGAAGGCCATCGATGCGCGAGGCTGCTAGGATGAATTCCGAGGCGCTTAGCAAGATGCCGCCGCGCAGAAACGTCAGAAAGCTGGCCGACATGCCGGCGTTCCTGCGCACGCCAGATCAGCTGAAAATGATTGCGGACATGGAGCGGGAATGGCGGACGAACTCCGAGTAATTATCACAGCCGACGCGAGCGGGGTCGGGCCCGCGGTCGCCCAGGCTACGGCAGCCGTCGAATCGTCTGCCGACCAGATCGCCGCAGCGCAGGCCAAGGCCACCGCCGCCACGAAGGCGCTTACGGAAGCGCAGGTTCAGTTGGGAGCCGCCGCTGAGGGTGGCAACGCCCAGGCCGCGGCGATCATCCAGGAATACGCGCAAGCGAGTACGATGGCCACCGCCGCGGTCCAGCAGCTCACCGCCAGCGAGGAAGCAAACACCGCCGCAACTCTTTCGAACGCTGCCGCCCAGCGCGTCGACACCGTGGCAACCTACAGCCACTCCGAGGCGATGGAGGCGGCGAAGGTGAGCATGGGGGCTATGACCGGCTCGGCTTACATGATGGAGACGGGCCTGGCAAAAGTTGCCGCGGGATCCTCCGTGGTTGGCCCGATGCTGGCCGCCATGGTCCCGGTGGCAATCTTCGCCGCGGGCGTGTTCCTGCTTTACGACCTTGGCGAGGCGCTTTACAAGGCCTTCGACATGGGCGGCGAGGGCGCGCGCGAGTTCGAGCAGAAGCTCTCCTCGCTCGACGGATCCTATCGCACCCTGATTGACGAAACCTCGCTCGAGGCCGACAAGATCGAGGCGGCCAACGCGAAGCTCGAGCACAAGCCCAACCCCAACGCCATCAAAGAGGCGATCGACGACGCTCTGGTCGAAGCCGACAAAATGAACGCCAAGCTACAGGGGCTGATCGACAAGGAGGAGTCGCTTCTGAAGATGCAGTCGCTGGCCGGCTCAACGCTGCAGCGTATGACGAGTACCACCGGGACGCGCCAGGAACAAGTCGACCTCGAGCAGCACGCGCTTTGGATGGAGAAGGCGGTCGCGCTCGAGGGTCAGCTCGCCGAGGCGAAAAGTTTCACGGCCGTGGAAGAGAAGAAGCTCCTGGATCTGCACGCCCAGCAGACCATGAGCGTCGATCCGACCCCCCTTAACAACGAAGTCACCGCGACCGAACTCCTGATCGCGGACACGAAGAAGGAAACCGCGGCCATCGAGGAGCAGATGCGCCTGCGCGATGCCCAGCAGGAGCACGAAAAACTGACCGGCGCCGGAAAGACTGGTGGTGGCAGGGCTGCCTCCGACAATCTTCCCGAGCAGATCGCCCGCGCTCAGATCGAGGCCGCGCATGCCGACGATGCCCAGCTTGGCGTCGAGCAGCAGATCATCGCGGCGATGGACAAACAAATCGAGCTCAATAACCTCAAGGCCACGACCTCAAAGGAAGGCACGGCGGCCGAACGGGAGACCCTTCGTGTGCTGGAGAACCAGGTGGCCCTTTCGCAGGCCAAGGAAAAGATCGCCGCGCTCGGCAAGGAGCAGATGAATGCCACTTTTGAAGCCCAGCAGAAGGAGGACGAGGCCGCCCGCCGGCGCGCCGAAGAGCAGACCCGGGTCGAAGTCGAAAACGCCAACCGCACCCGGGAAGAGCAGATCAACGCAGCCCGTGAGACCGCGGCGGCTTTGATTGAGGCGGCCGACCAGGAATTCGAACGCACCCAGGTCGAGATCCGCGGCCAGGAAGAGCTCGGCATTATTTCGCACCGGGTGGCCGAGCAGCGGTTGCTCGACGCGCTGAAGCTCCGCGAGGCCACGACCCAGGGCGCGCTCAAGACCGAGCAGGGGCTTTTTAACCCGATCGCTGGTGAAAAGGAAGCCATCGAGTACAAAAAACTCGAAGATCAGATGACGAAGGAGGCGCAGCGCGCCGCGCTCGAACGGGAACGTATCGTTCAGCAGGAAGCGACCAAAATGGAGCAGGCCTACAAAAAGGCCGCGAACGAGTTCAATGCCGACTTCACCCGGGCCTTCAATGAGTGGGCGACCAAGTCGCAGACGGCAGGCCAGGCGTTCGGTCATATGCTCGGCGACATGGAACTGCAGGTTGTGGATTTCGTGGCGAGGTGGATTCTCCAGAAGGCAGAAATGTGGGCGATGGATAAGCTCCTGCAGGTCTCGGGGATGGCCACCCAGGTTGCAGTCCAGAAGACCGCAAACGTCGCAATGGTCTCGAGCGACGCCGGTGTTGCCGCGGCGGGAGCGATGGCGTACTACTCCGCGATCAATCCGCCCGAGGCCCCGGCGATGGCTGCGCTGCAGTTCGCCGAGACCATGGCTTACGCCGTCATGGACACCGGCGGCATGATGCCGCACATGGGCTTCGCTTTTAACACCTCGGGGAGCGCCGAGCGGGTGCTCTCGCCATCGCAAACCTCGAACTTCGAAAGTCTGGTCAACAACGGGGGCAGCCGAGTCGCGCATCTCCACCAGACCAACAACTACGGGGGTGCGCCCACCAAGGAGATGCACGAGGCACAGACCGCGCATACCATCAACCGGCTCAAGTCCATGCTTCGCCCGGAGGCCTTCGCATGAGCCTGCCTGTATTTCCGAGCCTGCCTGGCCTCACGTATACCTCATTGAAGGCGCCGGGCTTCAAAACGCTCAACGAAGAGGGGTCGAACGGCTACGAAGTCCGCCTGCCGCAGTATGTGAATCCAATCTGGACCTGGACGCTCATTTTCGATTTCCTGCACGACTTCTTTTGGGGCAGCTTCACGACGGTGAGCGAGCTCCGGACGCTCATGGGCTTTTTCAACGATCAGTACGGCTCGGCCGCGCCGTTCCTTTACACGGATCCGGACGACAATTATGTCGGGCCGGCTTTGGTCTCTGGCTCGCCGAACGCGCCTCTCGCAGAGCTTGCCCTGGTTTCGGATGGGGCTGGCGCCTACTACTCGCCGGTGCAGCGCACGCTCGACGGCGCGAGCTATGAGGACATCACGGACCTCAACGGCGCCATATCGGTGTATCTTGATGGGACGCTGGCCACTGCCGGCAGCGGCGCCAATGAGTACACCCTCGATGGTCCTGGCCTTGCCATCCCTGGTTACTCCTGGCTGGGCATGGTGCTCAAGTGGGGGCCTGGTGCCCCCGCCTGGGCAGCCATGCATGTCTATGCGCTGAATACTGAGATCCTCGACCCCGCCGGTCACATCCAGAAGGCAACGGCGCGGGCCTGGTCTGCCCTTGCCGTGGTTGCCCTCGGCTACGAGATCGTCGATCCGGCCGGGCATATCCAGAAGATCACGACCGCTGGCACGCTGGGCGCTACCATTCCCACCTTCAACGATTCCGGGGGGACCACGAACGACGGCACGGGCGGCACAATGGCGGTCTGGACTGACCAGGGCAGCGCTGGGGGCAGCGCCGGAACCTCGGGGGCCTCAGCCCCTGCATTCAATGACGCCGGCGGCGCCACGCCCGACGGCGCGGGAACGCTGATCTGGGAAGACCAGGGCTACTACGCCGGCCCCGCGGCGCCGGTTACCGCGCAGTTTCACTTCTATTTTCGGGTGCGCTTCGACGCCGACTCACAGGACTTCGAGAAGTTTGCTGGCATCGGCTCCTCGGCCGGCCAGCCACCAGCCGGGCAGGGCGGCGGCTATTGGACCGTCGGCGGCTCAGAATCGCAGAACGGATCCGGGACGCTGGTGCTCCGGACTGCAAGGCCGGTGCCCTCATGAGGCGGACGATCGGCGGCGATGGTTCGGACACGACGGTCGCCACCCAGGCCTACCTGAATTCGACCGACGATCCGATCATCCGCGATCTTATCCTCATCGGGCCGCCCGAGAGCCCCAACGCGCTCTATCTCACCAACCACGAGGCTCCGGTGCTCTACAAGCCCTATGGGCTCTTCAATCCGGCTGTGGTATCGCGCGCCGGCGTTGAGGCGAAGGTGGGGCTTGACGCCCAGGCCCTGGCCATCACCTGGTCGCCTGGGGCCAGCGCGCAGGCTTCCAAAACGGCGAGCACCGCGACGGCATCTCCCTACCAGCTGGCCGCCCAGCATTTTTATGACAACTGGCCGGCGCTGATCCTTCGGTGCTTCATGCCCACGCCCGGCGACGCCGACACTCTGGGCTGCGCAGAGTGGTACGGCGGCCGGGTCCAGAATTGCAAAATCGCGCGCAACAAGTTGATCTTCAATACCAAGAGCTATTTGGACGTGCTCAAGCAAAAGGTGCCCTCGACCGTGGTAGAGGTGACCAACACGCTCGCGTCGACGGCTGCGGTGACCTTGCCACCGGGCGACCCGTCTATTCCGGTTTTCAGCTGCATCCGGCCGTCGACCGAGACCTACATCGTGGCGGACTGTACGTCGCCATCGGCTGGAAGGATCTACTCGGGCGACCTTTTCTCTGGCGGCTACATGGTTTTCCTTTCCGGTCCGGGAGCAACGCTTGCCGGCGCCTGGTCCGCTATCGGCCAGAACGGCGAGTGGACCGACGGCGACGGCAACCACCATTCCGAGTTCGTGATCTACTCGCCTTTGCCCTGGCCGCCCACGCCCGGTGTCGATACGTTCTATGTTTCGACGACGGCGCCGATCAACCTGGGCGACGAGGGATACTCCGGGTTCCCGTTCGTTCCAAATCCAACGCAGGCGGTCTGAGCCATGAAAACGCGGGCCGAGGCAGTCGAAATCGCGCGTTCGTTCATCGGGACGCCTTATGTCCTTGGGGGCCGGATGAAGGGCGCCGGCGTCGATTGCGCCACTTTGCTCGGCTGCTACCTGATTGAGATCGGCACCGCACAGCCGGATCTTTGGGATGGACTCGAGGATCCCTATCGGCACGACTGGTTTTTGCACGGCTCGCACGAGCGCTACCTCCGCGGCCTGGTGCGCTTTGGCGTCGACGGCGCTCGCTCCCTTTGCCTTTGCCGGGCGGACTCGAAAGCTGAGCCGGGCGACCTGGTGCTCTTCCGGGTGATACAGAGCAAAGTCTTCAACCATGGCGCGATTGTGACCTCCTGGCCCCGCGGCGTGCATGCCGGCGTCGACGGCGTGCATGAAATCACCCTCACGACGCATAGGCTCACGGCGTTTCGGCCCATGGAGATCTTTGACCCCTTCGCTAAGATGGAGCCCGCATGACGGTCACTTTCAAAGATCAGGCAGCGCAGCGCCCCACCGCTATGGGTTCGCTTCTGCAGGCCTCGGCGTATGGCGCGACGATCCCGGTTGGGTACGGTCAAACGCAGTCCAACTTGCTCGCCATCTGGGCGGCGAACCTTCGGCAAGGCGGCGCCGGTACCAAAAAGTTCAAGCAACTGAAGAAGGGCATCACTAACTACTGTGAAAACATAGACTTTCTCCTTGGACACAATCCGATCCGCGGCGTGCTCCAGGTGATGAACAATGGGTCGAACGCGCCCCTGGCCTTTCAGGAGCAGTCGTTTGCCGGCGCCGGCGGCCGGCAGTCTTTGACGGTCACGGACCCGAACTTTTACTTCGTGATCGCCGTCACGCTCACCGCGAGCTACAGTTTTTCGGTCGACGATTACGGTGGCCAGGGGCCGCAGACGCTCTCGGGCTCTTGGGAAATCCCGCTCTGGAACGAGCTTGAGGTCGGGCCGGATCCGACCAATCCGATGAGCTACCGGACCTGGCCGTTCTGCTATCGCTGGCAGCAGGGCATGGGCGCCACCGTCTATTTGGACGCCGAGTCGTTCCCGGCCGGCACGGTCAACGTGTATTACGCCCAGCTCACCGCAGCGACCTCGAACCAGCCCCCGATCGCAAGGCTCGCCATGGCCTTCGAGCCCCAGCTCGGCTCGGGCGACGAGTACGCGAACGCCGGCCTTAGCTCTCAGCAGATCGTTTATCCACATTTCGCGGGCCTGCAGAGCTCGGAACTCGACCTCGGGGCCTCGGGCGCGATCCCGCAGCTGAATCCGGAGGTTGCATTTAAGTGGGGGGTGTACTCGAGCGGGGATGCCGATTTTGTGGACATGATCGAGGACATCTATAAGTCGGGCATGGCGCAGGCGGCGATCGCGGCCGAGACCTCCGTGCAGCCCCAGCCGGCGGCGACCCAGATGGAGCGCGGGCTCTCGAGCTACGACCTGCCTGGCACGATCCAGAAGAAGGTCGACGCCAGCGCCACCGTGGGTCTGCCCCCGATGATGTACGACATGCCGAACGCCGCCGGCAATATTCTCATCGCGACGGCCACCGGCTCTGGCACGCTCGGGATCAGCTCGACGAACGGCGAAACCTGGACCAAGGTCTATGGCGACGGGCTCGGCTACCAGGTCTGGTACGCCTATGCGGTCGGGGGTCCGAACACGGTCACCGTCTCCGGCGCGTCGGCTCCCTGGGGCATGGGAATCCTTGAGATCGGCGGGGTAGGCGCTTCCACCGGAAGCACTATCTTCGTTCCGCCAACCACGAGCGGCGCCAGCGCCTCGGCCGGTCCCACAAACACTGCCACCGCCAGCGCAACGGTGGACGGCGGGATGATGGCAGTTAGCGGCGTTTACCCGCCGTTCAACCTCTACGAGAATGTGCACACGGTCCTTGAATGGGGTGGATTTGAGTGGCCTGCTTTGCCAGCCGGTGTCGTGGTCACCGCCATCCAGCCGGTCGTGACCTTTGTTTCGACGCTCACGACTGACAACAGCTCACTGGAGTTCTCTGCCAGCGTCCCATCGGGCTCTTTCCCGCCGCCGCCATTTTCTGGGGTGTGGACCGGCCCCAGCTTCGGCACGACGGCGCCTGCGCTCGAGGCCGCCAGCTTTAATTTTCAGTTCAACGCCACCGTTCAGCTTTCGAACTACTCCGGGAATATGGTGGTCACCCAGGTGGGGTTGCTTGTCTCGTACAGCATTCCCCCGGGCTATCTAGGCGGCGAGACGGTCGACGCCGTGGCGACCTCCTCAAGCGGCCCCGCGCAGGCCTCTAGCAGCGTCGCCGAGGGCCTGCCTGGTTACCTGCTGGCCATCTCGCTTTATCCCGGTGGCGGGGCCTCACCGGTCGCGGACGAGCCCCTGTGGCGCGCGGTGACCCCGGCGAACTTCCCCGGGCGGTCCCCGAGCACATTCCAAATGCAGGAGCGCATCATTCACTCACCTGGTGCGTTCGCGGCTGCGGGAGCAGCTGGCTCGCCGGCTTCGATCTGTCTGCTCGCCATCAAGGCCACCGAGCCGGTGCCCTATCCACGACCGCTCGGGGACTTCGTCGACATCCCGTCCTTTGACCTGGTGCGCGCGCAATGCCGCGCCAACGGCCTCTGGGGCTCGCTCACGATGAATTCGCAGTCGGCGGCGTCGGACTGGATCAAGACGCTCTGCAGCGCTGCCAATGCCGCCCCGGTGTTTCTAGGCGCCAAGTTCTACCTCTATCCCTACTCCGAGGTCTCGGCCGCGGGCAACGGAGCGTTTTACCAGGCGCCCTCGGCCGCCGGGCCCGTCGCCGAGCTCGACGCCGATGCTGGCGACTTCGTACTCTCGGACTGCCCTTCGCTCGATACCGCAGTGCGCATCGATCTGCCGAACGTGCTTCAGATGCAGTGCGTCGACCGCAACGCGAACTATGCCCAGGTCACCGTGCAGACGCCGGATCCGGCCACGCTCGGGCTTTATGGGGTCCGCAAGGATGATCCGGTCACCAACAATGCGGTCCAGGATCCCTCGATCGCGCGCACCATTCTCGGGATCCAAGTGCGGCGCAATCAGTACGGCGGCGATGTGTGGAGCTTCAGAACGACCGCGCGCTGGTCGCTGCTCTCGCCCATGGATCTCGTGACGCTCACCGATGAGCTCCAGGGCATCATCGGGGTCCCGGTCCGAATCACCAGCTACAACGAACAGGACGACGGCAGCTTCGCCGTGACGGCCGAGCCCTTCGTTTACGGGATGTGCGCACCCGCGCTGCTCCCCGCGACCACGCCCGCGCCGACCCCGGTCAATCCCCAGCAAAGCGCCGGCAATGCCAACGCGCCGATCATTTTCGAGCCGACGCCGGGCCTCTATCCCGGCTCGGCCGGCGATGAGATCTGGGTGGTGGTTTCGAGCAACGACGCGAACTATGGCGGCGCGCAGATCTTCGTTTCGACCGATGGCGGCGTGAGCTACAACCCGGCTCCTGGAGGCGCAGACGCGAACTCGAACATCGTGATCGGCTCGGCCGTCACAGGCGAGGTCACTGCCGACTGGCCAGCCGCTGCCGATCCAGACTCGACGAACAACCTCGAGGTCAACCTGGCCGAATCGGACGGGGCGCTTGAGTCCTATTCCACAACGGTTGAAAACAACTTCGAAGTACCGTGCTACGTCGAGGGCGGCGCGCTCATTGTCGACGTGAACGGCACGATCGTGGCTGCAGGCGATCCGCTCCAGGTGAACGTCGCCGGCTCTCCTGTGGGTCTTGCGGGCACCATCGAGGTCGCCGGCTCGGCAGTGGCTTCGCCGAGCGGCGCCGGGTTCGGCTACGAACTCATGAGCTACGCGGTGGCCACGCTCACAGGCCCCAATGCCTACACTCTCGAGGCGACGGGCGTTGGGAACTCCCTGCGCCGTTCGATCTTCCTGGCGCCGAATTCGGGCGGCCCGGGGATCGACCATCCGGCCGGCATGCGCTTCGCCGTGGTGGGCCCGAGCCAGGCGGGAATCCTGAAGATGACCATGCCGCCTGCCTACATCGGCCAGGTGCTCTATTTCAAAATCTGTACGTTCAACACCTTCGGCGCTGCGCTCCAGTCTCTGGCCGATGTGACACCATACATTTACGTGCCCACCGGCGTGCCTGGCGCGGCTTAAGGAGCCAACGATGAGCCTTGCGACGACAGTCAACCTCAACGCCACCACGCCGGCCCCTGCCACCGGCCTGCAGAACGTGGTTTTTGCCGACGACAGCGGCTCGCCAACTGTCAACATCTCAGCCACCGACCCGGTGATGGTGGGCGACTCGGGCTCCGGAGGCAAAGCGGGCAACGTCCCGGCGCCGCCGGCTGGGTCGGCCGCGGCGGGGAAATTTCTCAAGGCGGACGGCACCTTTGCCGTCCCTGCCGGCGCTGGGCTTTTGACGATCAACCCGCAAACGGCGAGCTATGCCGCGCTCTCGACGGACCTCGGCGCCATCATTCAAGAGAACTCATCGTCGGCGGTGACCGTCACGCTGCCAGTCACCTTTTCGACGGGTTTCGCTCTCTGGGTTAAAAACGTCGGGAGCGGGGCATGCACGGTACAGGCGTCAAGCGGGAACATTGACAACAATGCTTCATTTATTCTGAATCAGTGGCAGGCAGCTCAGTTCTACTGGGATGGTTCACTATGGCGAGTTTTAAGCGAATCCTTGGCGGTTTAGTCGTTCTTTGGCCGGCGCTCCTCTGGGGTCAGGTCCAGCAGCCTGCGAACGGCGGAACCGGCAGTAGCACGCCCCCGTCGGCCGGTCAGATCATGGTCGGCCAGTCGACTGGAAAGTACGCGCCTAAAACGGCGACCGGATGCACCATCTCGGCCGCCGGCGTCTTTAGCGGTTGCGGCGGCGGGGGCGGGGGCGGCCTGAACGGCGTAAACGTTCAGACCGGCAGTTACACGGCCGTCTCAGGGGACAATAACAAGGCCATCCTGTTCAACTGCGCGGCGGCTTGCGGACTCACGCTGCCCACCTCTGTGCCTGCCGCGCCGTGGATGATTTTTGTCTCGAATGAGGGCCTTGCGGCGTTTTCCGTGCTCCCCACGAGCGGATCGAGCCTGCTGGGCGCGCTGGGCGTAGCGCTCGGCACCGGCTCGCTGATTCCAGGGATGGGCGTCTCGATTTGGTCAGACGGCACCAACTACCACGTGAACGAAGGCGGGATTATCACCGGGAGCAATGTGGTTCCCGCGCTGGTGCAAAGCAAGCTGGTGGCTGACTGCACGAGCGGCGGTCCCCCGTGCACCTCGATCACTCTGACCGCGAACGTGAATCCAGGCGATGCGCTCGTCGTCGAGCTCATGCACAACGACGGCACCGGCACGCCCACAATCAGCGACGCCCAGGGGGACACCTTCACCCTCGCCAACAGCAATCTGCTCTCCGGCGAATTCGATATACAGCAGTTTGTGGCCTGCGGCGCGGTGGGCGGCTCTACGACGGCCACGATCAACGGCGTAACTAACGGCTACAACATCGTGTCGGCTTATGAATTTGCCAACGTCGCTAACTCTTCCTGCATCGATGCCCACACCATAGCCTCAGCGACCCACACTTTTGCCTCTTCGCAAACCCTGTCGACCGGATCGATCACGACGACGGTAGCCAATGACCTGATTTTCGTCTCCGGCAGCAATCGCGCCGCGGGCGTGACGACCATGACGGAGGCAAACGGCTATATTGCGCTGCAGACCTCCGGATATGTGGATGGGGCGCTTAGCTACACGAGTTTCTACGGGACCAAGGGTGGCGCCGGAAGCCTCTCCGACACGATAACCTTTGTGACGGGCGGCCTCTACAACATGCAGGCTGGGATCCTGGCGCTCAAGCCGACGACGAATTCCAGCGCGTTCACAGTGGGCGACATTTTCATCGTCGGACCGGGCGGCAACGTTGTACGCCTGCCCGCAGGGCCCGTCGGCGATCCTCTCACCGGCAACGGCCTTAGTGCGATGCCGACTTATCAGGCTCCTTCGGTGCCTGCGCAGTACAAGAAATGGTACTGCGGCGACGGCGTCGGCGGAGGAACGGCGGCGCTTGCGACGGGCACCTACGCCACAAATCAGATTTGCCAGAACAAAGACGGGGTGACCTGGACAATCACGGGCGCAACGTGCTCAGTGGACGCGGGGACCGGTACGACCATCACCATCACGGACGGAAGCGGGAACAACCTATTGGCCTCGACTTTGACCTGTGCCAGCGGTTTTGCGACGGCGATCGCCCCCGGAAGTACCACGACGATCAGCTCTGGCGGCTACATCAAATGGACGCCTTCGCCCGACGGCACGGCAAAGACTATTACGGTGGAAATCTATGGAACGAAATAAGAAGTGGCTTGCAGGTTTCCTGCTCTTATCTGTCGCGGCTCTCGCGCAGAACGTGGGGCCGGGGCGGCACAGGGTTGCGGTCGCAGCGGGCTCTGCGGTCTGCATCAATTCGCCGGTCTGCGCGTGTGTCGTCGTAGGGTCTCAGCAGCGGGAATTTTGCACCAGCACCCAGTCTGCCTGGCATGCAACGACCAACGGCGCGAACATCACGGTCGAAGCCATCGGCGGCGGCGGCGCGGGTGGGGCATCAGGCTGCTGCCAGTCGAGCGGCGGCGGCGGAGAATACTGCAAGTCCATCTCTGTCAGCTACGCGTCAGGGGCGAACATCACCGTGACCGTGGGCGCAGGCGGTGTTGGGGGTGCGAATGGCGTCACGTCCACGGCTGGCGGCCAGAGCTCCTTCGGCTCCTCAGTGATTGCAAAAGGGGGAGGGGCAGGCGGCCCCGCGGGCACGATTAGCGGCGGAACAGGCGGCACGGGCACCTGCGTAAACGGCGGCAACGGCTTTGGGAACGGGAATGATATCCCCGGTGGCGCTGGGGGCGCTGGCGGCCCGAACGGCGCGGGCGCAAACGGTGGCGCGGCATACGGGCTGTCGAATGCGGTCGGTGCCGGCGGCGGCGGGTCTGGCGGAGGAAGCGCCGGTATTGAATTTGGCGCTGGAGGGGCTAACTACACCGGCAGCGTTACGGGCGGCGCGGCGGGCCTCGTCTCAGCCAACGGAGGGAACGGCGGCGGAGACGCAAACGGCGCTTCAGGCGGCGGCGGCGGCGGTTCCAACACGGGCCTGTATGGCGGAAACGGCGGCGCGGGTCTGGAGTGGGGCGCTTACGGCTCTGGAGGCGGCGCGGGGGGCGCGGGCAGCAACGCAGTCAACTCCGGCGGCAATGGCGGCACGGGCGGCCTGTACGGCGGCGGCGGGGGCGGCGGTGCCTATACCGCAGGCAGCAGCGGCAATGGCGGCCAGGGGATCGTGGTAATCACGTACACTCCATAGGCGCGGCGATGACGAACGGGACGCGAGGCGTGGACGACCGGGCGGAAGTGAAGCGGATCGTGCTGCGGCTTGACGCGTTGCAGGCTGCGCTGGCGAAAGAGCCGCCGCACGCGCTGTGCGAGGGCTGGATCCTGAAACGGCTTGACGACTGCATCGCGCGCATCGAGGCGCTGAAAGTAATGAACCAACGAATGAGGACACTATGAAAATGCGGAACGTTTTGCTCACCCTGTCGGCTTTGCTCATCCTGGCCGGCTTCGCGCCGCGGGCTCAGGCCCAGGCGGCAAATGAAACCCTCACGATCATCGATAGCAGTTGTACGACGGCCCAGCCCTGCGCGCTCGAGCTTTATCGCGCCGCGCTCGCGACGGGCACGACCTCTTGCCCAGCTCCTGGGAGCTCGGCGTACACGGCCCTGACGAGCACGCAGGTGGTCGCCACCGGCATGGTCAATACCGCCTGGACCTACGCAGATTCGACGATCCTTGCTGGCACGACCTACTGCTACTACGCGACCGTAACTCTTGCCTCCGGAGGCGCGGCGTCTCGTCCATCGGCTTTCTTTGAGGCATCGATCCCGTCGCCTGCAGCGCCCACGATCTCGGGCTCGTACGAGGCATCAAGCCCGTTGGCGAGTGCTCCTGCAACGACGCGGGCGGGTGTGACAGGGAGTTCGGCGCCGGTTCAGGCTCCGGCTCCCAAGGCGCCTAGCTTGCCGACGGTCTCAGGGACCTACAACCCGGCGAAACCATAATTGCCGTAGGAGTCTTCTTTTTGAAGGTCAAGGAGCAAACGTGGCATATCGGGGCTTGGACCGCGGGGCAGTCGTCTGCAATTCGTCGGAGGATTGCCCATTGGAAGATAAGGTCAACAAAATGTTCACCGATCTTTACGTTGGGGCAGACAAGGAGAATCCTTCAATGAGCTCGCGGCTTTTGCTGGTCGAGGACGCTGTGGCGCGATTCACGAAAAATTCAAATAAAGCTATCTGGCTGCTGGTGAGCCTGCTGGCAGCTGCAGCCATCAACATCGGCCTGCACTTTGTGGGGAAGTGAGCGCGGTTTTTAAAGGGGAAGTGAATGATGAGCAGACTTGTTGACACAGAACTTGGGCAGTTCCGAGAGGTCACCGATGGAACTTCTTGCTCGTTTTTGTTCGAGTGTCCTGATTGTCACGAAATGCTGCCCATGGACGAGGAAATTCTGGCAGGTCGGGCACCGATAGACCATGAATCGCGGGTTCACGGTGCTAGATTCTGCACATTTGCGGGCACACGCGAGTTTGGACGAACACTGGTTGCGACCATGCAATCCCTCATCGTGATGGGATATAAGCCTCATCACGATGAGGGGCAAGATCGCTGGCAAAGCAACGGAAGCAACGGGTACTAGGGACTCAAGTCCCTTTTAAAGGGAATTATATACTTGACTTCCGTGGGCCATGAATCAGCCCCACTGCTCGGCCATTGCGTCAGCAATGCCTGGGTCGGTGATTGAGCGCCGTTGCTGTCGGGTAAGACCGTTCTTGATTCCAGGAGATTCATAATGCACCCTCGGTACTCTTCCATCGACGATGTTGGACGGCTGGAGAAGCGGCAAACCTTTCAGCCAAAGACACGTCCCTTTGATCTCGCCATGCCCGAACTGCCAAGGCTGGATGATCTGATCTGGCTTGCGCCAACGTGTAGACATCAGGCCGATGGGATTTTCGATGGCGATCTTCGGAATATCGGCATTGGCGAAAAGCATGAACAGGTCTATCGCCTGTATTTGCTCGTCCTGCCGATCCTTCCACCATCTAGCGCCGCTAACGGTCAAGTGGGTGCAAGGCGGATGGGCAATCATCATGTCCCACTGGTAGGTGTACGGAAGCAAGGCATCCCAAGCGTCACCTACGATATGGAACTCGCTCCCATCCGCAGCCGGAAGAATATCAAGGGACCACGCATCATGGCCCCGCTCACGAAAGGCGCGTCTGACCGCGCCAGAGAACTCACACGCGATCAGGATTTTCAAGTTTCTTCTCTTTCCGCTTCCGTTTCCCGGCTGCTTTGCTCTTCGGTTTTGGCTTATAGGCCAGTACAACATCGGTTATCTTGTCCAACACTTCGGGCGTTTCTTTCATGCTGTCAACCTCTTGTAAGTCAAACGTTGTCCATCAACTGCGGCGATGAACGAATCCAGCCGAGCCAAGGTGTGATTGGCCACATTGCCAGCGTTCAGCCGGAAGGTGACTTCATTGACGTACCGCGCAACATGCTTTGCGCTGACGTGGTGCCAAGTGCCGTAGACGCCGCGCTTTTAAAGGTCCATCAGGTGCGCCACTGCGACCGTGACCAGCGTGCTCCTCAACTTGCCGGCCGCCTCGAGGAGTTTATATTCGTCGCTGGCGCGCTTCATTACGATG